TGCGTGCTCTACGGCAAATTCAAGGAAGGAGACAAAGATGAAGCGACGACTTGAGAACCTGTGGGCCTGCGGCGTCGGCACCCTCGCTGTGTGCATGATGCTGCTCTACCTGTTCAACTGGTGGAACATGTTTTGGCCGATCCCAGGCCCGTTCGACGACTGGACGTGGATGTACCACTAGTGCTCAGATCAAAAGGGAAATGCGCGCATAGATGAAATCTCGCTGCCACATCTGGTGGGGAACGAAAACAAGGCGCGGCTACGGGCGCCTGGAGACGGGCGGAAAAACACGCTATGCCCACCGGATCCTGTGGAACATGGCATTTGGGGAGATCAAGCCGGGACATGTTCTCGTGAACATGTGTGGACAGAAAGCCTGCGTAAATCTCGAGCACTGGAGAGAGATGCCGATTCAGCACGCCGCATGGAAGGCGGGCGAGTATGGAGCCGCCGTATCGGCCGGCGCTAAGCACCCATTCGCGCGCTTTTCGCGCAAACAAGTCGTGCGGCTCAGACGAAGATCCCGGGCGATTGTCTGCAGCCGGAAACACGCCAGCTGGGTCGTGCGCACCGCAAAACAGCACAACGTCAAGGCGGAAACGCTCCGCAAGATGCTACGGGGTGAGAGTTATGGACGATACCCGTAAAAGAGGCGGCGGCCCAAAACCAGAAAGGAGGACCGCGCGAGTCACTGTGTCTGCCGACCGCTTTCAAACCGGGCCGCCGCCGGTTTTCGGAATCAAAACCAAAGGGAGGTTATGATGGAAAGGCCGAGAGAAGAGAACAGAGTTCGCAAACAGGGCGCTCGATGGAGAACTCCGGAGGGAACAACTTTCTGGCTGTCTCGTGTGTTTCGTGGGTTGGATTATCATCATGTTCTGTCGGCCCTGAGGATCGGAAACTCTCGACTCACCGAGGTCGAGACATACGGAGCTTCGCCCGGCGTACAGGACGTGGTCAACAAACTAGCGAAATTCTACGGAACCACGCCGGACGATCTTAAGGGGATGACCGGCAGAAGGACGATTCTCGGGTGGCAAGAGGGTGTGGCCGCCAACACCAAGAGAGCCGCAAAGGCGTTCGGATTCACGATGGCCGAGCTGGTGGAATACGCCGGAGTGATTTCTCTAAGCACGCTCTCGTCTCTCTGTCGTGGCCACACGCCCAAGGCCGTGACTGTTCGTCGTCTTGCGTCCTGGGTCGGATGTACGCCGTGGGATCTTCAACTGGAGTCCTCGTGGAATCGGGTGATTGAGCGCGAGCAGGGCTCTTTGGAACTCTCGGCGGCGAAGGAGAGGCAAGAGAAATTCCGGAAAAAGCCGGCGCTTTCCGATCCTCGTGAATCGGGGCCTTCGCGCCCCGATCGGCTCTCTTCTGCCTGGCCACTCGTCGCGACGGGAGTCAGCGTCTACCAGGGCAAGCTGGCCCACATGAGCGATTACCTCGCGCAATTCAAGATTCGCAACGGAGACGCCCTCGTCCTGATGGTCATTCGATGGGCAGAACCCGGGACCGTACAAGGAGCGGATGGCAAGCCCTATCCTCTGGGCGAGGCAGACGCGAGGCCTGCTTTCGAGTAGCTCGGTCTTGACGACTTCGGCCTGCGCAGCGTAGAATACCGGCGCAGGCTCATCGCGCTGCGCGGCGACCAGAGGACAGGATGCATATCCAATGGCTCGCCGCGCTCTCTTTTCTGGAAAATCAATGGGGCTACCCGCCGGTATCCTCCTGCGCCCGCGGTGTTGACCTCCCGCTCCGCGTAGAGGCGGGGGCCCCTTTTCCCGAAAGGAGTCGAGCGCGATGAAACCCGTCCCGCCCGTCGAGTTCAGGAGCGTTCCCCTCTCCGATCTCGTCCCGGCACCCTACAACCCCCGGGCCGATCTTCAGCCCGGGGATCCTGACTACGAGAACATCCGCGCCTCGATCCTGCGGCACGGCCTCCTCGAAAACCTCGTCTGGAATCGCCGCACCGGGCACCTCGTCGGAGGTCACCAGCGGCTGAAGGTTCTCCGGCAGGCGGGATTCCGCGAGGACGCCACGGTACCAGTCGCCGTTGTCGACCTCGACGAAGCCGCCGAGAAAGCCCTGAACATCCTGCTCAACAAGGCCGTCGGCAGGTGGGACGAGGGCGGCCTCCTTCCCCTGCTCGACGATCTCCTCCCGCGCCTCGAGGAGGTCGGGCCCACGGGCTTTTCGAGCGAAGAGGCCGATCGGATCCGCGCACGTACCGTTCAGGATTTCGAGGATGATCGCACGATGGACCCCCCGGTGAATCCCGTCACCCGCATGGGGGATCTCTGGATTCTCGGCAAGCACCGGCTTCTCTGCGGAGACGCCACCTCCGAGGCCGAGGTGAAGCGCCTTCTGGACGGAGCCACCCCCGAAATCATGGTCACCGACCCGCCCTACGGCGTGGAGTACGACCCGGAGTGGCGGAACAAGAAGGACTACAAACGATGGTATGCCGCACGCGGCGATAAGTCACAAAGCACCAGAAAAGGAGCAGTTGCGAACGACGACCGGGTGGACCGGAGCGCCGCCTGGAAGTTCTTCCCCGGCGACGTCGCCTATGTCTGGCACGCCAGCCTTCACGGGACGGAGGTCGCGCTTTCCTTGATGGAGTACGGATTCGAGCAGCGCTGTCTCCTGATTTGGAAAAAGCCACACATCGTGCTTTGTCGGGGCCACTACCATTGGCAGCATGAGGCGGCCTGGTACTGCGTCCGCCAGGGCGCAAGGGCGGGGTGGGTGGGCGAGAGAAACCAGTCGACCATCTGGGAAATCGCCGGGATTGTAGCCGGAAGGAAGGCGGACGCCGAAGAGGACCTCCCGACCGTACACGGCACCCAGAAACCACTGGAGTGCATGGCGCGCCCGCTCCGCAACCACAGCGCCCGATCTGTGTACGACCCCTTCGTCGGATCCGGTACAACCATCATCGCGGCGGAAAAGTTGAACCGCACCTGCTACGCCATCGATATCGACCCGGCCTACTGCGACGTCGCAGTCGAACGGTGGGCACGCCTCACCGGCAAAACACCCGTCCTGCAGCGCGGCGGCGAAACCTTCGCCTGGCCCGAAACCCAAGGCGCCCACAAGGGGGAGGGGGAACCTATGGAGGGGGTGGGGGATATACCCCAGTCCTTACTCTCGGCCGCCGAAGGAACAGAAACCACCGACAAGAAAAGCGTCGACGTAGCCGCCGGCCGCAGGGGTAGGTCGGGATGAAGATAGGTCCGAAGCACGTCGAGGCTGCTCGCCTGCTCGTCGAGGGGGAGCTCTCTCTCGCGGCGATCGCGGAGCGCGTGGGGGTTGCGCGTCGGCTCTTGGAGAGTCCTCGTGACGGCTGGCGGGCGACGCCGGAGTTTCAGGCCGTTGTCCGGGAGATCGGGGAGGCGCATCTGTGGGAGGCCCGTGCAAAGGTTCGGCGTTGGGCGGGGGTCGTCGTGGCCCGGCTGTTCAAGCAGCTCGATAGCCCGAAGCCGAACATACAGCTGGCTGCGGCCCGGGAGCTCCGCGAATGGATGGGCCTTGGGGGGAGCGTTCTGAGGGTGAAGGCTGAAGCCGGGGTTTCGGCCGGCGCGGACGGGCCGGAGCGTCCAGGGACGTTCCAGGACGCGATTCGTGCCCGGGTAGGGGTTGCGATCGACCAGGGGCTACTTGGGCCGGCCACGGGGCTCCCTGGCCCCCCTTGGGCCATCGAGGACGGAGGCGCGGACGGCAACGGGGAAGAGCGGGAGTCGCCGTGAGAAGAGTGTTGTGCGGGTCAGGAAAACATAAAGCGCGCCATTTCAATGGCTTGCGGAGTACGGGGAGGAAGGGTGTGAAGTTTTCACACCCTGGCGGGTGTTCCACGTGAAACCAGGCCCCGTCCTCTGGAATCGCGACGCTCTCGGCGACACCGCGGACGAGGACGCCCGCCTAGCCCTGAACGCCTGCCGGACCGACCTCGACGCCCTGGCCTACCTTGCCGCGCGGCCGTGGATCGCCATCCCGGCCTTCTTCTCGATCACGACACAGGACGAGGGGATCCTTCCCTTCCGCCCCTGGCCCTGGCAGGCTGAGTGGTGGCGCTCGGCAACCCCCAGGGAGATGATCGCCAAGAGCAGGGACATTGGCGCCAGCCACGCCACTGTGGCTCTCGCCGTTCATCGCATGGCCTTCTATGGGCATTCCGTCCTGATCCTCGGCAACCGGGAAAAGACCGCCAAGACGCTCCTCGGCTTCGCACGCCAGTTCATTCGGGATCTCCAGCGCGGGCTGCCGGGGCTCCTGCCCCCGGCGATCCGCGAGAACACCACCGAGACTGCCTTCGGCTTTCCGACTGACGGGCAGCCGCGGTTCTACATCCTCGCCCTCCCCGCCGGCGAGGATCCGGCCAGGTCCCAGCGTGCGATGTTCGGCCTGCTCTCGGAGCACGCTGCCGTGCAATGGGCACCGGAGGCATGGGCCGGCTTCGTCGGAGCCCTCTCCCCGGGCGCCATGGTCATCTCCGAATCGACTCCGAAGGGCCTCGCCGGCCACCACGGAACCATGTGGACCGACAGCCGCAACGGATATCGGAAGGTGCTCCGTGACTGGAAGGTGAATCCGAATCACACGGAGGCCTGGGCAACTGAGCGCCTGCGCGACCTCGGGCCGACGAAGTTCGCACAGGAGTACGACGTCGAATTCATCCAATCGGGGAGACCGTTTTTCGCTCGGGATTCCATCGGCCTTGCTCCCGGGCCACCGCTCCGCGCCGATGACGTCGACGGTCTCGGGACCGTTTCGATCTGGGAGGAGCCGAAGGTCGGGCCCTACTACGGGGGAATCGATCCGAGCGGTGGCGTGAGCGACGACTGCAATTTCGCCGTGCACGTCATTCTCAACGGCGATGGCCGACAGGTCGTCGAGGCGCGCGGTCGCTGGACACCGGACCGCTTCGCCGCTGTGATCGCCCCGCTTACGAAACGGTACCCCGGGCTACACTTCGTGGAGGAGGAGAACCACGGCCACGCCGTTATCCTTGAATGCCGAAATCTGCAGGCGGTCGGCATAAGGCCTTGGCAGACCGGGCGCGGAGACAACCGGACCTACATGCTCGACCGTTGGGAGCTTGCTCTCCGGCGCGGGCATGGCACGATCCGAAGCGAAGACACGGTGAACGAGCACCGCGTGTTCGTCTACATCGAGCGGAATGGTAGGCTTCGAGCTGAAGCAGCGCCCGGGAAAACAGACGATGGAGTGATCGGTTCGGCGATCGCCTGGCAGGCGATACAATCCACGCGCGGAGCCTCGGAGGTGTTCGCCGCCGGCCGAAGCATGTGGGAGACGGAGGATTTCTAACATGGCGACGAAAGAGAAGGTGGTGCTCCCAGGCCACACAGACCAGAAGGCCTATGCGGGTGTGCGGCCGGAAGTCTGGTGGACGAAGGGGCTGGAGATCTACAACCCCGACGACCTTGTCGAGAAGAAAGGCCTCCGCGTCTACCGCGGGATGCTGAACCGCAACCCAGCCGTCAAGGTGGGGATTGGGTTTCTCGAAAGCGCTCGCCTTGCGAAAGGCTGGGAGATCCGTGCCGGGAAGGCCATGCGGCGGAGCCACGAGGAAGTCGAGGAGATGGCCGACTACGGAGCCGCGGCCATCGACAATGTGGAAGGTGGATTCGACCGCGCCGTTCTCCTCCCTGTCTTCGAGGCGCGCTACATGGGCTTCATGGTTCTTGAGAAGATTTGCTCCACCTTCAAGACCGGCCCCCATGCCGGGCGCTGGTATCTCTCCTCGGCGAACGATCTCTGGCAGGAAAACGTCACCTTCAAGCTCGGCGAGCGTGGCCAGATCGTCGGCTTCACAAACACAACGGCCGCCGAGGTCCAGAGGTTCCCGGAGGAGGAGCTCCCCTATTTCATCATCCACACGCACCGCAAACAGAAGGGCAACCACTACGGAACAAGCGAACTGCGCGATCTCTATTTCGCTCATGCCTCAATGGATCGGCTCGCCAGGTACTACAATGTGGCGCTTGAGAAACACGCCGGTGGCGTGATGATTGCGACCGTTCCGCCAGGCACGACCGCCGCCGCCAAGAAGGAAAAGCGTGACGCCCTCGTCAAGGCACACGGCTCCCTCGTCTGGGTCAAGGAGGAAGGAGAGGAGCTCGAATTCGTCGCACCGGGCACCGGGGTTGGGTCGAGCTTCCTCGAAGCCATGCTCTACTACGGCAACCAGATTCTCGTCGGGCTCGGCATCCCGCAAACCACCTTCAGCGGTACGGGTGCAGAGGGCGAGGGCGGGAGCATGGCTCTCGCAACGGTTCAGACGGAAACGCTCGACCTCAATCTTCACCAGATTGGCGCCGAGAGCGAGGCGGTTGTGAACGAGCGGGTGCTCTGGCCGCTCGTCCGTTCTGCGTACGGTGCCGACATCGACCCTGTCGAGCTCCCGCGGTTTGCGTGGCTGCCTCACCGCGAGAAGGACAGCGACGTTCGCGCTCGTCTCGTGGAAACGGTGAAGCGGATCGGCCTGCCGTTCGGCATCAACTGGGCCTATGAGTTCCTCGGCATTCAGCCGCCAGACGAGGACGAGGTAACGATCGGACGTCCGGCCGAAGGAGACGAAACGGTGATCGGCGACTCGTCCGCCACGCCGATCGTTCAGTATCACATCGACGCCGGCGTTGTGAAGGTGAACGACATTCTGCGGCAACTCGGAATCCCCTCTCTCCCTGACGGAGACCAGCTCATTCGCGATTGGCAGAAGGCCCACGGTATTCAGATGCCTGGCGAGGGCGGTCTTTTCGGCGGGCTCTTTGGGGGCGGAGGGCGTCCTGTGGCCGGCGACCGGCCAATCGATGCCGATGGTGGCGCGTCCGCCGGCAACGGCGCGACCCGCTTCGCCGAGCTGCGACGTCCCTTCCGCTCCCTCACTGTCAACGACGTGCTCGACAAGATCGGGCTCGTGCGAATGGCCGAGGGAGACAAGACCGTCGGCGAATGGCAGGAGGAGTTGGGCATCGGGCCCGGGGGTGCTACGCGCGGAGCCGCTGAATTCTACCGAGAGCTTCATGCAACCGAGGAGAAGGTTGACTTCGCCGAGGTGACGGACACACTTGATGCCGCGGAGAAACTGGCCGCGGGAAAGCTAGAGGACGCGGCAATCGGTGCGAGGGAGGGGCTGCGCGAGCTTCTCAAGCGCCGTGCGCCGCGACTTCGAAAGCCTCGACGAATGGATGGCGGAAGCGGAGGGGGTCGTCGACGAGGCCGTTGAGGACATGGAGGCGGCGCTTTTGCGTGTCTGTATCGCCCTCGCCGCTCGGGGCCGGGCTCACACGCGTAGGGAGATCCTGCGTGCGGCTCCCGAGGAAGAGGAGCCCGTGATCGCCTATGCAGAGCCAAGATACGATGTCGAGCGTGGCGTGATGCTCGGCTCCGGTTTCGTACCGGAAACGCTCCGCAACGGCGTGCGCACGCGCGTGAACACCTGGGCGGGCGTTGCGCGAGAAGACCTGCTCGGCCAGGTGCGCTCGACGATACAAGACCGACTCACATACGGATCCTCCTCCGTTGATGCCATGAGCGCCGAGGTCGACGGCATTTTCCGTGGATGGATTTCAACCGGCGAGATCGATACCAAGAGCGGCGAGGCTCTCTCGAAAAGATGGAAGGTCGAAAGCGTCGTTCGAACCGAGGCGATGAAAGCCTACAACGCCGGCCGCCTCGATCTCATGCTCGACGAGGATGTGCGCGATCTCATTCAGACGGTGCGCTATTCGGCCATCCTCGACGCGCGGACCAGTCCATTCTGCCGCAAATGGCATGGCAAGGAGATTCTCGTCACAACGGAGAACGAGGATATGATCCGGGAGATCATGCCGCCGAATCACACGCATTGCCGGAGCCTTCTCCTGCCCGTGACGAAGTTCGAAACGGCCCGCCCGAGCGCTCGGAAAAACCTCCCCGATCTTCAGCCGCAGCAGGGATTCGGGATGATCCCCGAGGTGCCCGTCGCCCCGATTGAAGAGGCCGAAGAGATCAAGTTGGGTGCGTGGGCTCCGCCAGGCAAAGACGTGGATTGGTGGATCGACGAGGGATGGCGGAGCCTGGATCATGAACAGCGCATCGACGCAGTCATCGACATTCTCAAGACGGTCGGTCACGAGAAATACAGGCCCACGCGCGAGGATGCGATGCGTGTCCTCGAACAACCGAACGTGCTCTCCGGTCTCAAGACTCGGTTTAAGAAATTCGTCGAAGCCAACCCCGAACGGTTCGGCAAGAAGGAGCTTGTCAAGAAGAAGGCTCCGAAGCCGAAGCCCACACCGACGCTGAGGCCGCGCGAGAAAGAAGAAGAGATCGGCGCGGAGGAGGAGGAAGAGCGGGCCTTCGACATGCCTCTCCAAACAGGGATCGAATCAGTACAGAGGCGTATGGATAGCTTTGTTGATGACGAGAAACTCAGAGCGGCAGAAAAGGAATGGAAGATTTACCGCTCGAAGGGTCGCACGTGGGAGGAGATATCTGCCGCAAGAAACAGGGCGATTGCGTTTCAAAGAGAGGCCCTGCGAGATGCTCCGCCCGGGCTAGAGACGACCAGGGCGCGGGCTAGCCTTCATGGCTGGGAAAAGACCGAAAAGGAGGACATCGGGACGGAATTCGATCTTGTCGGGATCGCACAGAAAAACGCGGACGAGGTGCTCGACTGGTTTAGCCGAAAAGGAATATATCTCGGGCAAAAGAAGATTACAGTCGGCTTCACCGAAGGCACGGCCTATGCGCAAGGCGACAGGACAATCCTCATCGGCGCCGAGGACGGTATCGGAACGATCGCTCACGAGCTCGGTCACCTTGTTGAGGCAAATGGCCCGCACATACGCAAGAGGGTGATTGAGTTTCTACGAAGCCGCGTCGGCGCGAACGAAGACGCGGAGAGGGTCTCGGAGATCACAGGAACGGCGGACTATGATACGCGCCTGAACTACGCGGAATATGGCTATCGAGATAGATGGACCGACCGGTTCGGCTATTGTTCGAAGGTCTATGTGAAAACCATGCCGGGGGTTTCTGCTTCGAACGGAATGGCAATCGGGCGTTTCGGGGATATTCCAGACGAAGCCATAGACGCGACCGAAGTGATTTCGATGGGAATCCAAGAACTGCTCGAAAACCCCGCGCGCTTCCAGAAGGAGGATCCAGAGTTTTTTGCGTTCATTGTGGGCGTTGTGACAGGAGAAATGTAATGGCACGAATCGTTGTCCAGCTCCGGCGCCCCGAGGCACGGGTCGAATGGGACGAGGAAAAGAAACGCTGGCTTGTCGAAGGCGACTCCGAGCTGGAGCGCCAGATCAACGCGGTTTACCACCCGCGGATGATCACAGGCTATCACCCGGATCGGCCGCTCGCTGCGGCAGAGGAGATGATCGAGGCCCACGACGGGAAGATCATCCAGTACGAGCAGCGGCCGCCAAAGCCACCGCCCCCAGGGTCGGTGCAGTAGGAGGGGAAAATGCAGATCGTGATTCGGAATCAGGGAGAGAAGCCGGCGGCGTTTTACTATGAGAATCGCGCCGCCTCGATCGACGTGGATCCCGGCCACGGCCTGTCGATCGATTCGGAAACCGGGTCTTTCGAGGTGATCGGTCCGGAAGAGGCCGAGCCGGTGTAGAGGAGAAACAGTGCCCTGCAAAGACAAGAAAGGCGGGGGCTCTGCGGGAAACCGGAAAGGACCCCGCGGCAGAGGCGGGAAGCGCCGATCCCGAAAGCGCAAGCGATAAGGAGAAACAGAAATGGGAAGCGTAGTGATCACCCTGAATCCCGAGGGCAACTTCGATCCCACCAGCCTGGCCACGCGCGTCGTTGCCGAAGGGGTGACCCTGCGCCACGGGACGCTGAAGGGCCAGACCGGAAAACGCGCCGGCCAGGCGCTTCTCTTCGACGAGGCAACCGGTCTTGATGAACAAGGAGCACTGGAGTGGTACGAAGCCAGCCGCGGAATGTTCGCCGAGGACGGAAGCATTGAGCCGGTCGAAACGATGACAGACGTGGAGGTCTTCGCGGCCGGTGTTTACGACGGAATCCCCTTTCCCGAAGAGGCGGTGCGGCGCCTTGCTGAAACGACGAGCGAGGTCGAGCGCACCGGCCGAGAGCCCTTTGTCGGACTGGGCCATTCCGAGAAAAGGATGAGCCCGACCGAGCGCCAGCGTACACCGCGACTCGGTACCGGCCGAAATATCCGATACAAGGCCGGGAAAATCCTTGCAGATCTCATGGGAGTACCGCGTTCCCTCGCACGAGCGATCCGGAGCGGAGCTTACCCAAAGCGCAGCGTGGAGATCGTCAACGACTACGTCGACAACTCGGGAAAGCGGTTTCCGCCTCTTATCGAATCGATCCGCCTGCTCGGACAAGCACATCCGCGCGTGAAAACGCTTGCCGACGTCGGCGTGCTGTACGCTGGAGAAGACGAGTATCGGGCGCTCCGGATCGGCCAGGAGGCCCCGGAATCCTTTGTGGCACTGCGCGTGACCACAAACATGGAGGGAGAACGGATGCCGAACGAGAAGCCGGGAACGCCCGAAGGGGCCGATCCCAGGACCATCATGATCGAGAAGAAGGAACTGGAGGCGCTCCGCGCCGATGCAGAGGCCCTCAAGGCCCTCAAGGCGCTGAAGGCGAAGACGAGCACCGACGAGGAGGCGCTGAAGGCCAAGCTGAAAGGGCTCGAGGATCAGCGCGACGCGCAGGCAAAGCGGATCGCCGCGCTGGAGGCCCAGGGCAGAGAGACGGAAGTCGATGCCCTTCTGCGCGAGCTCACCCACGACGGAAAGCTGGAGCCCGTGCTCAAGATGGCCGAGCGGGCACATCTCCTGCGCCTGAAGGAACTGCCGGCGGAGACCACGCTCACCTTCGCCGAGGACGGCAAGGACCGAACAGTGCATCTCTACGACCTGCGCGTGGCCGAGCTGCGCGGGCGCAAGCCGGTGCAGAGGATGGCCGAGAAGGCGCGCGCCGATGCCGAGCCCGAAGAGACGTCGATCCCCACGACGCTCTCCGAACACGAAGCGGCCAAGAAGAAGGCCGCAGAGGCTGAGAAGAAATAGCCGCGCAGCCCGCGCGGCAAACCACCTGAAGCCCGGGTGCCGGGAGTCAAGGGATGGCCTGGGGAGGCGGAACCAGCAAGTGGAACCACCGCGGCAAGGACGCGGGCGGCCTGTTGATGTTTCTCATCGACACGACACTGGCCTCGGTGAACGGAACGACCAAGATCTACGAAGGGAACCAGATCGTTGGTACGACGGGTGGCTATCCGAAGCTGGGTGGATCGAGCCTGGCCTCGGGGGATCGATTCGCCGGCGTTGCCGCCGCGGACGTCGCGTGGACCATCGGGGAGGCGGGCGTCTACGTTCCCGTCTGGACGATGGGAACGTTTCTCTTCGCCCTCGCTGGCACGGAGATCACCGACGTGTTTGACACGGCTTGGGTGGACAGCGCGGCAAACCCGTGGACGATCAAGGCGAGCTACGACACCAACGCCGCGAAGGTCGGCATGATCGCCGAGCCTCGCGGAACGACTCATGTTTGGGTGAACATCACGGGCTACGCGTCCAGCGTCGGCGGGATCGCGGCGGCCTAACGACGGCGGCCTCGGCCGCATAACATCGGCCCGGGTGCGGGAGAACGAGGATGGCCGTCGGACATCCTTTCGAACTCAACGACCAGGAACTCATGCGGAATTTCTGGACGGGCTTCGAAAGCGAGCCTGCCGTCTGGCAGACCGTGGCACCCCAGATTCCGGGAGTTGCCTTCGGCAAGGAAACGACCAAGACCTTCCGGTGGCTGGAGCTGCTCTCCAGCTTCGAGGATTGGACGAACCTCGGCTCCATCCCGTCCTCGGTGATGGACAAGAGGGAGTACACCCTCGAGCGCAAGAAGTACGGACGAAACCTCACGATCGAGGAGGAGGAGGCCGAGGACGATGGCGGCGGGATGATCTACGCTCGGGCCCAGGGCCTCGGGAGTGGATGGCCCGCTCGCCAGAATTACGATGTCTCCTATCTCATCGAGAATGCACACCAGGACCGGCTGCTTTGGGATCTCCAGTATTTTTTCGATGGGGCACATCCGGGCGCCACCGCGGCGGGAGTCGCGACAACCTTCCCGAACAAGTTTCAGCTGGAACTGACGCGGCCGAACGTTCAGGCGATCCTCTCGACCATGGCAACGTACCGATTCCTGAACGGTGAGCTGGTCGGCTGCAGGCCCAACCTCCTGCTCCACCCGCCGGCTTTGAAATTCGCCGCGAAGGAGATCTGCCTCTCCCCCAAGTACCCGGACAGCGCGAACCAGGGAGACAACCCCATGTTCAGGGAATTGCTCCCGGTCGAGATGCCGAACCTCACGGACACCAACCGGTTCTACATCGTCGACACCACGCATCCGATCAAGCCGTTCTTCTGGTGCCCGAAGCAGGAGCTCCGGGTGATTCTTCCGAATCGGCAGTCGGATGAGTACGTGAAGGGGCGTCGTTTGACCTATTCGGCGGATGCCTCGGGGCGCTTCGGGGTTTCCCTCTGGTGGTGGGCTGCGATGAGCGATCCGGACGTGAGCGTCTAGACAGGGGAAACGAGAGAAACGGCGGGGGGGCACCGCTGGCGGTCTTCGGACCGCGAGACCATGCACCCGGGCTCGCGGGCCCCCCCATTCACGCGGAGGAGGAGAAAGCACTGTGGAAGAGAAAACGAGCAAGGTCGCCCCCGGTGGCATTGAGCCCAAGAAGGGCGATCCGGCTGCGAAGAAGCCCGCGCTGCGCCGCGTGCGGGCCGCTCTTCGGCCGAACGACGAGACGAAAAAAAGCGGCAACTGGACCGGCGTGGCTGCGCTCGTCGAGAGTGAAACCGGTCTCAGGGTTCACAAGGATCCAAAGGTCTTCGTTGAAGACCCGACGGTCGCCTGGCCGCTGTACCAGTTCAGGGCGGGCATCGGGACGTGCGTGAGCCCGCGGGCTTTCGCCGCGCTCATTCGGTCCGCCCACGCTGTGTTCGATTGGATCGATGGCCACGACCCCGGGGATGGCCCCTTCGTCGGGCCAGGAGGGAAGAAATGAAGCGCCTCAAGACTTGGGTGATCGGGGCGGCGGTCCTCGCCCTGGGGCTGATCCTGGCAACACAGGGTGACGTGGTTCTTGCCGGGCTGCGAACCGGCGGCGGATGGACGAACTTCCCCGGTAAGGTTCAGCTGGGCGACAACATCGGGCGCGATACGGTCGACGTGAGCGGGTTTCTGGAGGTCGACTCGACGGCGGGATTTGCGGAACTGACGATTTCGGGCGGGCTGCTCACTGCGGACAGTGTGTTGGTTAACAACCTCGTCAAGATGGGTGGCTCGTCCGTGATCCGTGCCGATTCGGTCTATTTCAACGAGGGCGTTCTGTTCGCTAAGGGACAGACCGTCTTCTGCGATTCATTTCTGATCTTCAAGAATGGGCGGATCGACCTCGACTCCATGCGTGTGGATACGGTGGACATCATCACGCACGCGACGGTTGCGGCATTGACGGCCAGCGGTACGGTAACGGCGAATGGCGACCTAACAATTGACGGCGGTATTCTCACGGCCGACAGCGCGAACATTGACAGCGTTGACATCGGCTCGCACATCACGGCCGCCCTTCTCACGACAAGCGGGCTTGCGACGCTAACCGGCGCGACAATCGACGGAGCCATCCTCACGGCCGATTCTGCCAATGTGGACAGTATCGACGTGGCGAGTCATGCGACCGTGGCCGCGCTAACGGCAAGCGGGGTGTTGACTGCGAACGATGCGGTCACGATTGACGGCGGGCTCTTGACCGCAGATTCGATCAACGTGGACAGCATCGACGTTGCGACACACGCCACCATCGGAGCGATTACGGCGACATCGCTAACCGCGACATCCGTTGGGGCGGATTCGATCGCCGTTGACATCTTCACGGCGAGCGCCGGCAAGGGTGCCGGGGCCGCAATTTCAATGGACGGGATCGTGCTGACGGCCGACACCATCTTGAGCGACAGCATCGGCGTTGCCAAGATCGACGTTAAGACCCTGTTCCACATCGGCGGAGTTCCTGCCGTGTTCCCGATTGAGGTGGCGCTCGATGATGACTCGCTTGGCGACCCGGGCCCGCACCTT